CATCTGGCGGATCAATCATTGAAGCAGCATGAACAATACCTGCAGTAGCATATTCATGTCTTAAACCAAGTGGAACAAAGAATGCACCGTTTTCTTCGGCCCAATCTTTAGCATATTTGTTAAGGTTTGGCATTGCCGCAATACGTTTGAAGATTGGCTTAGCCCCTTGTTCGATGCAACATGCTTGATGTAATGAAATTCTTTGACACGCCGGCATGAATAGTACTACATCTTTATTTCGGTGTCGTGCTACATCCAAGATTGATACGCCTGCTAGGCCAACACGTGGTTGAGAATAAACTATTGTTTTATTATTGGACTTAAAGGCTAACAAGTCACCTGCTCTTGTTTTAGTACCAACAATTAAATCATCTCGAACTACTCTTACTCCTTCGTGTTCAATAACAATTGGATCTGGATTATATGGAGTCCAACCATAAGCAAGTTCTAGATAATACTTCTTTGCATCTTCATAAGTGCTACCTGGCCAAAGCAATGCTTCTTTATTAATTCCATCAATAACGTGATTATCATGCGCCATTATATTTTCCTGTCTTAAGAGACCAATTTGTAGGATACACCCAATCATAGGGAATTTGCTTAGTAGTCTGTTTTACACCATTACGAATCGCTATGTGCTTATAAAAAAAACAGAGCTTATCCTCAACGTTGAGATATTTTTGTTTTTGAATGGGATTAAGCGGGTGTTCGACCAAGTACTTCATATGTTGTACAAATTCATGCCCGGCCTTATTAGTCGGGTTGTATTGTCCATCCTCATCGATCTCGTATTGTGCTTTACTCATATAGTTCTGACAATTCATAACTTGTGATAAACCATCAAAAAAACCAGTACCACCATGAAGGAAGCTTTCTGGATCTACCCATTCAGGATGAGACATAGCTATGTGTCTTGCTGCATTCTTACATGGATACATTGCATTTTTGAATCCTTGTTTTTCAACAAAATGTGTATTCAAAAGCTTAGCAAATTCCATCATGGTGTATGGTCGATTTTTAGATCCAATAATATGATGCATTTGTTTTGCGCATAAAAAAGGTCCAGTAATCAGCCATTGTTTAACATTAGTACCTTTAGGGTAATATATCTGAAAAAGGTCTGACCTAGCATGTCTAACATCACTTTCCATTCTTTCTTTAAGTGATCCATTTTTCCAAGCCAAATATGTTTGCCAGTGTTCATTAGTAAAAGAAAATAATAAACATGCATTTAAAACATAAAGTGGATCATCGACCTGTGATATTTCATCTACAAATGGACACTCATGCCAATGAAGACGATGAGAGAATTGTTGATAGTTATCTTTTAGTAATGAATCTTCACGCTGATCATACGCAACACAAAAGTCAAAGAACTTTGCGGTTCTTTGCTCTTGTGTCCAATTTTTTAACCAACTTTCTTTAGGCTTATCTTTTTCATCCAATTCGACCACTGCCAAATTGTTATACATAATATCGTGTATATCTTCACCTAAAAAGTTAGCTAGAGTATTCATGGAGTTGTTTTACTTTCGTCTTATATTCTTCAATGCTCATGCCAATTTGTTTTAAAATAGTATCATCGGAAGGATGAGCAGTAATATTATTAAATGTTTTAACTAAACCTAGATCTAGCATTGGCTTTTGTCGACCAAATGGATGATCTTTAATTTTACAAGAAGACCAAATATTATCAAAATCTAAATGATTATAATCAGCACCAGGTCGAATATAATTTTCTACCCAACGAATAAAGTCACAACAAACATCTTCAGCATTATAAGGAATAGATCCTGTATCTTCATAGATCTTCATCATAACTCTATCGAGAAAATCTTCCTTATTAATCTTCTTAGTTGGAGTTGCCAAATAAGAGATGCATTCTACTGCATTTGTCCCATAATAAAACATTGATTCTTTGTTAACATATTGCGGAAACCAATCAGCAATATCAGCAATAACTGCAGCATATTGGAACTTATAAGCATTCATCCCATTATCATTATTCCACTTAAACATAAAATCACCGACTTCACGTAAATCTTTCTTTTGTGTAGAAGCTTCAAACCATTCTGCCATATCTCTTGCAAGACGGGGTGCATATTCACAGAGATAATAATCACCACCACGCTTATATCCAGTAATTGGCTTTGGAAAGCTGGGAAATTGATAACCGATCGAAGTATAAAAAGTAGAATTATAATTCTTAATAAACTTAGTCATCTCTTCTATAGTCTTATAGTTATAGAGATGAAGTAAAATTGTATTGTGATAACCAGATGGCTTAGTAGAATAATTAATTGCTGAACCGGTTACTCGATGCAAAATGAAAATATAAAGCCATTCAGGTAACTTAAAGTCAGCATGCTTACCGGTCCAATCATTAGCAACCATTTCACGTTGTCTAGTAACTTTACCGGCTTTCATCTTTTCCCAATAAGGATGCTGATCAGTCCAGCCATAAAAACAATCATTAATGATTTGTGAAAATCCAGCATATTTTCGTTCAACTACATCATAGAGTTCGACATGATGCATAAGGTCATCACCAACATCACTCTCTAAATGAGGCATCATTCCATATGGTGGCTTAAGTGAAACATTACATTTTTCTTGTTGATCAGAAGCCAATGCAAAATATCGCAAGAACTCATCATAATATTTAGTAGTCTCAATCATTGAGGAATACTCTTATAGTTCATAAGCTTCAACACCAGCTTCTTTAAACATTGACTTTGTTAAATCACCAGAATCTTTCCACTTATCGGCAATATTACCTGGATAGCACATAAACACGCGTCTAATACCAACTTGTATTACACCCTTAGCACATTCAGAACAAACCGGAAGTCCATAGACAAATAAATCTGCTTCATTTAGACTAACACCATTTAGAGTAGCATTATAAATGCAATTCATTTCACCATGAACTGTATATTTGTACTTAGTCTCTCGATCTTCAAGACGTTCTTTCGAATCATCAAAACGCCGAGGGAAACCATTATATCCCTGTGATAAGATCTGACCGTGTTTACCAACAGCAACAGCACCAATCTTAGAACTTGGATCTTTAGACCAAAAAGAAACATGCTCGGCCAATTTAAGGTAACGAAAAATCCAATCAGATGATAAGGTCGAAATGTCTTTCATAGACATGAAGGCTCCCAGCATTCCAGTAGATTAAACCACGTTCAATTTTAAGATCATGACAAAGCTTATCAAGCACATGTGATTGCCAAGCATAATCATTGCGATAACCTGCCCAGACGTCGTTAGAGCGCATTTGTACAATAGCACTAAGTGCATTATTTCTAATGACATATTGAACGGCATTTGTACACATAAAATCACTCATACCATCATGATTATAATCGTGCCACATACTTGGTCGGGTATAAATCATGATAGCTCGACGAGAATCTGGATTTTTAATTAATTCTTGTACTACATGATCATATTGATTTATATTACTTTCAGACCAAATACACCAACCATAGTTAGAATTAATATATCCAGCTAAAGAAGAAACTTGCTTCCAAATTGCAGGAGTTCCACCGGGGATATCATTCACATTACGTGACATGGATTCATACCATGCAATCTCACGATTTACATATTCCTGATTGACTTTACCAAAAATAGCAGATTCATCGGCAATAAAATTAGCATTAATAATTTCAAGCATCTTAACACCGGTCTTATCGGTGACATAGTATTCGATGCTCTTAAGATATTGAAAACGTTCTCTAATACTATTAACTGTAAGATAAGTGAACATTAAGTTTTCTTTCGATTCAAGAAATCACGAGTAGTATCTTGACCTTCCATTTTACCACGAGAATATGTGACAAAGAAAGATGCATAGTTAATCATGTCTTTGGCAGAATCTTCTAGTGATTCAAAGTTAGGTGTATAAGTTGGATCATTTTGCATTGCTTCCATTACCGACCGCATACGAAGCATTTTAGCATGCATAATCTCTAAAATAGTCAAACAACCAGATGGGTAGTAATCTGCTTGAGAAATATTTGAAGTTGGATTTTGATAGTCTCGAGACTTCTTGGTTTGAAGGTCAATGCATTCCTGCAATACGACCACCGAATAACGTTGTTTAGTTTCTGACATTATAGTTTAAACTTCTTGAAATTGCTACGCTTGGCAATGTCTTTATGATCAGGAGCAATCCAGCCAACTGGCTTAATCAAATCGGGCAAACCAAATGGATTAGGACGAGAAGCTTTAATACCTGGCTCTTTATTCATATTAGCTTCATGGACACGATCCCATGCTTCATTGGAAGCAACATTGAAGGCATCTAGTGTTCCAATAGCAACAACACAAAGATCAATCAAAGCATCGATAACATCATCTGCTTCAGTAGCCGACTTCATTTCATCAAGCTCTTCTTGCAAGAACTTAATTCGAAACTGAAGATATTCCTTGAGCATCTCAGGTTCAAGCTCATCAAACTTATTAGTAAAACCATAGTGATCATGCAGTTCTGCAATATCAGCAACCCAATTTTCAGACATAATATTTTCCTTATGAGATCCACGCAGGTGGAGTGCGATTTTTCCAAGAGTGGATATGTGACTTACCCATCTTATAATAGTTTCGATAATTGTCAATAGGATCTTTGCTAATAATATACTTTTCATCCATGCACGAAGGCATTGGAGTCATGTCCCATGTTTCTAACTTCTTAGGAGGAGACTGAAGCATATAACTAAGTTCGCCAAAACACTTATGTTTTTTACCATAACGATAAGTATATTCTTGACCCAAGGCAAAGAAATGTTCAACCAACCAGTCATAATTTAGAACAGACTGGCGACACCAGATAGCAGAAGGATGATTAACGTGTGTTGCTTGATATAACACATTATCTCGTGCATCATCGAGAATGTAACGTTTTACATTTCGATTAGTCTTGGACTTTCCAGCAATAAGACGACCATCCAAAACACGATGCGCGGTAGACATGAGCTGAGCTGATTCGAGAATCATTTTAACAACATGCTTATCAACCATATCGCGGGCAGATTGATGCGGATCAGAATCTAGGTAGAAGATATTCACTTAGGTTTCCACTTTTTAAAAGCTTGAGTACGATGAATAGGATTTGCCCTCGAATAAAATGGGATCCCATCCAGATAATCCATACAATGTTGGAAAGCACGTGCTGTTAAGCCGGTAAAAGTTTCTGTACGAACTTCACCATTAGGCATAGCAAAACGAACTCGACAATGCTGTGGCCTCTTTATCTTAACACGCATTTCTGGATATGTCAACGATGTTTCTTCAAGCATGATAATCGCCTCACTCGGTTGTACTATGCGAGGATTGAAACATGCAAAATTTTGCGGAGCTCCCCTCATTACAAACATTCTATAAGGAAAACCGACTTGAATAGCTGTAAGATAAATGGCATTATGTTCATACATAAACTTTACCATTTCTTGAGAAAGCTCCAATGCATCGAATGGCGGATCTTGAAACTTAAATGGTTCACTCTTTTGCTTTAAGATTGGATCATTATATTTTACTAAGTTCATTTCTTTTCTTTCGGTAAGAAAATTGCATTTTTAGGTTCACCAAAAAAGTAAACAGTTTCATAATCAAGACTTTCCATAAAAGAATTAATTTCATCTTCTTTTTCGGTTAATTCTAAAACAATAGTGGGTTTACAGTTTTGAATAGTCTTTCGTGATCCAAGAAGAGCTTCATATTCATGTCCTTCTAAGTCTAAATGTAGAAGACTTAAGTCTTTTAGATCTAGACTATCGATAGTAATAGCATATATTTTAATAGCTCCTGTTTCTTTAATTTTGTGCATACCTACATTAATAGAGCTATGAATTTCCATATTAAGAAAACCACACATATCACTTATAGCTGTGTTAAATTTTATGATTCTATTGGACTGGCAATTTTCAGTTAGACAATTAAAGTTCATTGGATCTGGTTCAAAAGTGAATACTCTTTCAAAAAGATTTGAATAGAATAAAGGATACATTCCACAGTTGCCACCTGCCTGTAAAACTGTACTATTAGATTTAACATATTTTAAGATATCATTAGAATGATCATACCAATCTTTTAAGATAAAGTGATAGCATTGGTCATCTTTGGCTATCCATTTTAAAGGAATATCTACACCATTGAATTTTACTAATCTAGTATTAAACATTCTTTTCTCTCAAGATAATATGATGTTCATCGGTAAGTTCCCATTCAAGTTCTGTTTCTTCATCCCACCCCATCTTAAGAATAAATTCAGGTGGAAATGGAAGTAGAAGATCTTCTGAATCCGGATCTTGTTCAAAATAAGCTGTAAATTTCATATTATACCTCGATAGAACTAAAGTTCTTATTTTTAACAAACTTAATTGTATTATCAAACTTTTCAAATAACTGTTCTCTATGGGAGATAATGAAAACATTTGAGTCTTTAGCAATGCTATTAATAATCTTCAGTAGATCATCAGCAGCATTTCCATCCAAGCTCGAATCAAATACTTCATCAAGGATGAGAAGATTTGTGCTAAGAGAATTACGAAGTTTAGCAATAGCTCGCCAAGTGAAGAGAACAGCTAAATCAATCTTTTGCTTTTCACCTTCTGAAAATGAAGAATATGTGAAAGCATCACGATATCTAGACTTAATAGTTTCATTGAATTGATCATCCAATTGAAACTCACAAAATAAGTCAAACTCTGCCAAATACTTATTGATAAGTTTATTAATAACAGGAATATATTGATTGATAATCTTAGTCTTGATGCCACCATCTTTCAGCATGCTAGATGCTGCAGACAATACATGTTTATCTTCTTGTATTCTATTATAGTTTGAAGCAATTGTCAACTGTTCATTTTGAAGATCTTCCATCTTATCATCTGAGCTATCTTTAACTTTTTTAGTTGCTTGCTTTATCTCGGTTGTAAGAGTTTCGATTTGATTTCTATAGTTAGCTATTTCAGAATTAATTACAAAAAGAGATGATCTATCATTATTGATTTCTTTTTGTGTATCAAAGATAGCACGAAGCTTTGCATCAGTATCATTGTATGTTTCAATGAGTTTTTCTAGACCAGATTCAATTTCTTTTATTTGGTTCGAACGATCATCAATTGTGGTACATTTAAACTGTTCATCGATAGATTGCTGACAGGTTGGACATGTATCGTGCTTAGTAAAAAATTCCATTTCTTTTCGAAGCTGTTCACTACGAACTGTAATTTGTGTATGTAATGACTTTAGCTTTTCAAGCTTTTTCTGGACAGCATTTATATCTTCAATATTATTCTCTTTATCTGATATTCGTTTCATTAGTTCTATTGAATCACAATTTAAATAATTGAGCTTCTTTTCAATATCTTTAATGCTTTGTTTCTTTTGCTTGACAAACTCATCATTCTTTTTGCGAAGATCTTCAAGGTGCTGTTTGACCAAGTCAATCTTTTGTTCGACAAGATCTTTTTGATATTCTGCATCAAGTAGTTCTTGCTGATTAACTTGAAGTTTATCTTTTAATAGAGTGTTCATCGTAGTAAACACCTCAAGATCTAACAGGTCTTCGATGATCTCTCTACGACGACCAGTAGGTAATTGCATAAAAGGAACAAAAGAAGCAGATCCTAGGATTACAACTTGACAAAAAGACTTATAGTTAATCCTTAGAATATGTTTCTCGAGGATTTCCTGATAGTCTCTTATATCAGCACTTTGATTAACCAAGATCTCATTGCAATATACTTCAAAAATATTTGGTTTCATGCCACGAATAATCTTATACTGATTCGAATTTGCATGAAACTCTAGTTCTACAACTGCATCTTTCTTATTGATTGTATTAACTAGCTGAGGCTTATTAATGTTTCTAAATGGTTTACCAAATAAAGCGAAAGTCAAAACATCTAAGATGGTTGACTTACCAGCTCCATTGATACCAACAATGAGAGTGGTGCCTGCGCTTTGAAAATTAACTTCTGTGAAAACATTACCGGTAGAAAGGATATTTTTCCATCTAATTTTTTCGAAGTTTACTGACATCTAACCTCACTGTGCGAAGCTTATTGCTTCATTGTATAATGATACTATAGTTTGTTCTAGCTTTTCTTTATTCACATTAGCATTCCATGATGCTGCACCGATATATTTTTTAAAAATATCAATGGTTGATTCTGCTTCTGAAGAAATGTTTGAATCATCTTCAATATTTAGATTTAAATGATCATCAACAATTTGATAGTCAATTAAACCTGCTTTTTCTACTTTGTTACAGAATAGATCAAACAAATATGGATCATCTTTATTCTTGACTATAATCTTACCATAGGTGTTAGAATACTCAGAAAAATCCATTTCTTCTAAATCTTTAAACGTTTTACCGGCATCATCATAAAAGATTTTAGAAAACATCTTATATGGATTAGGTATAAAAGTTAGATCTAACGTTTCCGTATTAAAGATATGAAAACCTCTTTCATCACCATAGTCTGACCAAGTAAATTGACCATGACTACCAAGATAATAAATGCTGCCATCGGTGGAGCGATGATGGAAATGACCAGACATAGTAGTGTGAAAACGATCAAAGAGAGAACGATCTTCACCATGAGTTGCAATAGCACCTCTAAACATTTCAAAGCCTTGAATCTCAAGATGACCCATGCAAACTTTTGCATTTGACTTTTTAATAGCTTCAATGGTTTGATCCTTATTAGTAACATTTATCCACGGTACAAAAAGTAGTGGTAGATCACCAATCTTTACTTCTGTTGCTGTTTCATAGAGAGGGAAGTTTGTCCCATATAGTTCTCTAATTGCATTAACATCATTTGTGTTCTTATAATACACATCATGATTACCGAGGATCTGATGATACTTAATCTTTCGATCTATCATCGGTTGAATGAAGTCTTCTCTTAGACGCTTAGCAGTTTGAATATTAATATACTTACGACGATCAACAAGATCTCCGAGATGGATAACTGTATCAATTCCCATCGAATCAATTAAAGGAAAAAAGTTATTTTCTAAGAATTTCTTACTTGAATCTAGAAACGCCAAGTTGTCATTTCGCACACCAAAAGTGTGTATCAGTTATAAGTGCTACTTTAGCCATACCGATTCTCCTTTCATTTAGGAATTGGTCCATTCGCACCAATTCTATATTAGTGCAATTTTAATTATTTTCTCTTTTTAGAGTTTTCTATCAAAGCTTGTTCACAAAACGTTTTTATCATTTCTACTCTTTGCTGATAGGTGTATCTTATATTTCTATCATAATCATTTAGCATCTTATCCACAGCATCGATTACTGCCTGTGGAAGCAAGTTTTTATTAATCATGGTGCTTCCTCAATAAATTTTTCTAGTCCTACAGTAACATGTTTCTTGGTTTTTGTCAACTTATTTTCGTATGACTTAATGATTTCATTGCTAATTTCATTATTATTTTGTTGACCCATATCAAAATCATCAAAACTTGAAGTATGAACTGATTGTAATATGAACATATTTTGCATATTCTTATGCTTAATATAAACTTCTTTTTGCTCTTTTTGAATGCGACGAATAAATGCATTCCATGCGATTTGAGTAAAATAAGCAAATGCATTGACCGATTTCTCGGCATTAAAGCCATTTACTGCAGCAATACAATTTTCCAAACCATCGGAGATCATTTCATCTTTAAAAGAATAACCACTGAAGTTTGGTTTTGTTGCTAAACGAGTATTAATCTGTCTAATACAAATACCAATATAGTTTGATACTCGTGCGTTAGGATCTTCCTTAAGCTTAGCTTTATATTCGACAAGAGCTGCGCAAAAATCTTTATTATTGACGTAGTGTTTTTTAGTTGACATTTTATGGAACCTTCAGTATAATCAGTAATGGAGCAACAATAAATCTATATTAGCTTAGAGATACATTATAGATCTTATATGGAAACTTCTCTTCATTATAGACTTTAATCCTTTCAATAAAATGTAATATAGTATAATTCTTCTTAGATTTCCAGGTAAGGTCATCGGCTATATCATAAAGTACAGCATCTGACTTTGTAGCTGATTTTCTAAGGCCACGACCAATCGATTGAAGGTTTCGAACTCTGGACTTCGAAGGACTAGCAAATATAACATTACGGAGACTAGGAATGTTAATACCGGTCGATGAAGTTCCAAAAGAAGCAACCACAATAGCATTTTGTTCTGTTGCCAATATTGTACGAATTTCCTCACGTCGTTCTCCATCCACAGAACCAGAAATGAAATAGACTTTTCTATCTACAGCTTCTTTCTGGATCATATCATATAAGATTTTTCCATGTTTGTCAACAAATTGGAATAACAAAATTGTATTACCTTTAAGAGATAATACTAAGTTTTTTATGAACTTATTTCTAGCATCACTTCTAACAATTAGATCAATTTCTGCTTGATAATCATTCTTGGCATTAAGCTGTCTAATTGTATCAGAATAAGATAAGACTAAAGCTTTAATCTTAAACTCTGCTAAGTGTTTCTGTTCAATTAGTTCTGATGTAGTAGTTACCCTTTTAACTGGACCAAATAGACCTTCAAGAACTAGTTTATTTGTTTGTGATCCATCAAGTGTACCGGTAAAACCAAACCTATGTTTGCAGTTCTTAAGATTAGTCATAATTGTTATTAATGATTTTGATTTAAAAAGATGTGCTTCATCACCAATAACAACATCAAATTGATCAAACCAAGCTTTTGGCATCTTATAGATTGATTGCCATGTAGAACAATAAATCATACGATTAGAAGATTTCTCTAAACCAGACATAATCTTATGTATCGAATCTTTGGGAAAACCATATTCTTCGAAGTCACCAACCATCTGATGGACGAGTGAAGTAGTAGGCACTACAATAAGTGTCTTTTTAGCATACCAACATGTGATCAAATAAATGATAAGAGATTTGCCTGATGCGGTTGGTGAAAGCAGTAATCCCCTTCTTTTACGAACAGCATGTGCAAAAGCTTCGATTTGATAATCTCTTGGTTGATGCATTGGGCTTAGTTTCTTAATAAACTCATTTGCTTCAATTAAAGATAACTCATAATCAGCATCTATACCTTCATATTCTACATCATAGTCTCTAGACCTGCAGAATGATTCTAGATGATCGCTGAGCCCACTATAAAGTAAACAGGTAAGCGAATTAAGTAATCTAATCTTACCATCCCACATTCTATTCCTGAATGCCGGAGAGAACTTTGCACCTGGTACTTCGAAAGTAAAATAGTCAGATATCTCTTGAATAATGCCGGCATCAGCTATTATTTTGTTATAAGCTTCATCGACTTTCTGTATTTTAACAATTTCCATTAACCACCCATTATAAATTTCTGAAAGTCAATTGCTGATTTGATGAGATATCCTCTACTTTGGAAACTTTTAATTATTGAATCCAAGAAGTCGACTTTTTCCTGTGCTACACCAATACGTAATGATAACTCAATAATATCACTATCGGCTTCCATATATGTCGGAAGATCTTGTTTAAGAATCATTCCTCGCGCAGGAAGTTTCCACCCTTTTTCTTTTGTTTCTTCAGTAGCACCCATGGTATAGAACTCAAATTTATCAAGCTTAAGCTTTTTCATTTCTGCTTCTAAATTCTTAAGAATAGAACGTTCTTTGCAAAATATAGTATAATACTTGTGATGTAACTTAGGTATCTTTAAAGCTTCATCTGCCAATTCTGTTTTGTCTATGCGAGTATCTTTTTTCCACTCTTCAAAGAGATCTTCAAATTTCATTTCACGCCTCAAACTATCAAATAATCATTATTATAATGTGAGTTTAGGCAAATGTCAACTAGTTTTTGAGATATCGAAATTAATATATCGAAATGAACATGTTGCTTCGATGAAATTAACATCTTCCATAGTCGTATCAAAGGTGATACTAGATAGTAATATTGGAAATGCATCCTTAAAGACTATCTCATAGTTTGGATTTCTGGTTGAATTTAGTACACTAAGTGATATATCTGATCTAATACTATTACCACCATATGTTGGTGCGCTTTGAAGACTATAATAATCAGATGGGTCTAATCTACCAAGACCACGTAACCAGTTATGTATCTCTAGATAATTCTGTAGATCTTCGTCTACTTTAAACGTAATATCCAATTCATCATAGCTTAAATGATCACCAGGATATGGTATATTAATGATTGGATTTATTACATCAATTGTAGGTAAAGATAAACCAGGAATGTTTACTTTTTGAATAAAGAAATTAACATGTGGAGCACGCTGCAAAGTAAACTTGAAATTGATAGGCGATAAAAAGTTTTTATTTGTTGGTGTATCTGTAATAGCTGACATTATTAATTAACCTCTATTCGCTAGACTTATAAGTATTTTATATATTTATTCAATAAAAAAGGAGGGCCATTTCTGACCCTCCTAAAATTTAATAGAAATCTTTGAAATTATCTCTTGACGTTTTAACACGCTACATTCTATTTTTCAAGTGTCGAGTTATGTCGCTTCTTTTGATTTATTTATACAACACTAATATTAGTAATATTATATTTTTGTAAGCCTGAACCATATTGACTAGCTTTCGATAAAGATACATATGGTATATTGTTGTCAATAGCATACTTCTTGAGACCATTGACTTCCAAATTAGTATTATCAGCGAATGTTATCAAATATTTTTTTGAATGAGAAGTTCTATAATTGCTGACATCAGATCTTTTAATGCCTAAAAGCTTTTTAGAGATTGCTTTCTTTTGTTCATCTGACATTGGTCCTTTATCTCTATTCCTAATACCAGATTCCCATTGTTCTTTAAGACGAATAGAATTTTGTTTTTTCCATTCATCTGTATGAATTGGTTTTTTAATGCCGCGCAGAGATTGTTTATGTTCTTCTGTTAGTGCTTTACCCTTTTTGGTTTTTGATATCTTTAAAGCTTTTTCTTGTGAGCATGGTTTAGTAGATTTACCTTTTTTAGCAACAGATATTTTATTTCCTGTGGTTTTGATTTTTTTATCATATTTTGTTAACATTTTTGTAAAATCCAAATTGCTTCTATTTCAAGTAAACCTTCTTTTGAATGATGTGGATCATGAATAACATTACCATCCCACATAATAACAATATGCTTACATCCTCTTTGTGCAGGTCCTGATGCTAGATAATATCCTACAGGTTTCGGTGGCTTTTCCCAAGGACCAGTTAACATAATCGGATTTATTCCATGATTAATCATGAATTTTTCCCAAGTGTCATACCAATCTGATCCAGGTTGATCCTTAACAAAATGCGGAACATCCTTTCTATTTAATTCTAAAATCGAAGCTGTTACAGCTCTAACACAATCACCAATCTCACCTTTATCATAAAAAAATTCTTGTTCTACAGGTATCATTGTATAATTCCTAATTATTAAGCTTATTTATTATAACATATCAATAGTAATTTGT